AAATTGTGCTGCAGCAGAAGTTGAACCTCCAATTTCTAGGGCTTTACCGTTAGGGTCGGAGAATGTGACGGCTATGTTGTGAATCCTTAATACGGATTTGCCCAAGGCGTCAACATAAGCACCTAAATCTAGGGGAATTTGTTCATAGGTGTTAGTATTGTTTGCGTTTAAAGTCTGTCTGATGAAAAAGGAATCACTTTTCTTAACCATGAACCTATCATGATAGGAGGAAGTATATAGTAATTGACTAACACTCGTCGCTATACGCCTATGCTCTGCGCTAGGGATTTTCTACTGAAATCGCAACACCTAGCGGCAAAACTAGGTTAAAACTTTCTTTAATCAATTAATTATATAAGTAAAACAGCCGTAGGACTAATCATGGACAGCCAAATCCACGACAAAATTGTCGATTATTTGATGCAATATAGGAGTAAAATCCCGAAAACACTAGATTTAGGAGATAAATTTGCCATAGCGGAGAATTATATCTTACTTAGAAAGGTCGATGAGTTAATCCATTCTATTGACCGCTACTCTGTATTAGACAGTAAGGGGTGGATTAAATGATTTGTAAAAAGTGCAACCATGAAGTATTACGATATGGAAAAGCATGGCATTGTGAATGCGATACTAATGACGAATGGATATTAATAAGAAAGGTGGAAGAAGAATGAAAAAATTAGGTCGCCCACGCAAAGCACACGCACTTAGAAAGGAGAATATATCTGTTAATCTACCAAAAACACTAGTTAGTATGGTAGAATCTCAACTTTCTTACAACTCTTCGCGGTCTTCTTGGATTCAACTGGCAATCGAGGAAAAATTAAACAGTTCTTTTACTGTTTCAGAAGCAGGAACTAAGAATTTATTGTTGGCTGCTAGATTGAGAGAAGACATTGATCCTTTTGTCAAAAAAGTCATAGACAATTATCTCAAACCAGCGACGCAAGTTGAGGAAACTGTAGAAGAACAATAAGGTAGAGTAATCTTTCACACCAAACGATACGCTCGTTTTGCTCTTTGTCTATGGGTGCTATTGCTTCCATCTAATCACTTTTTCAAATTCTTTTCTAGCCTTTTCAGGAGTTTTAGAATTTCTTGCAAGAGATGTGCTTCATAAGTCATTATTGTTCACCTATTTTATTAAGAGATTGAGAAGTTTCTTTTATTTTGAACATAATCTCTTCTGAAGAACTTATTTCATATTCTTCTAAAGTAATGTTGTAATATGGAATTCGACCATTAACATAGAATAAAGACAAATGATTAGTTGCGACATGCTCAGTCCTTAATGAATATGGGCTACCTTGTGCCCAAGATACATTAAACATCCCAATCAAAGAATTATCGTATGGTTGACTATCAACTGCCCACACTCCAAATTGGGCAGGGTTTTCAAATGATTCAGGTCTGATGGACATTAACTGCCAACTTTGTTGTTGAACAAATCCTGTAACTTGCAAAGGGCCGAACATTTTGATATCTACAATCTTCCATCCATAGTTTTCCCGGTCATCTTCAAATATAGTAGTTAATCTATAATCTAATGCTGCAATGGAGTTTGCTGGAATTACTGCATTAATATCATTTGACAGTGTTAATCTTCTACCGGTACGCTTCATTTCTTCACCGCCTTATGTGCTGCCTTAACTGCTGCTTTGAATCCGCCTTTTTTCCACTTACCGTTCTTTAATTTGTACCTTGGAGAAACCGATTTAAACGCTTTTTTGTATTTTCGACTGTACGCAGTGCTTCGTTTTTTAGTTGCTCCCTGGCGCGAAGTTTCCTGGTTATTTACCAGGGTAGAACCTTCTGACTCTCTCTCGCTATCTATCAAGCGACGGAGTGCCATGTACTCTTCTACTGTTAGCATCATGTCTCGGGCTATGCTAACCACCTCAAGCGCCTTGCTGAGATAGTGCTAGAGCCATTGCTGAGGCTTCGGACATAGTCTCGACAGTACATTCAAGAGTTATGCTCATGTAGACATCGCTTGTCCATTGTGAGGATGCTTGACCACCAAGATAGATAGCATCAACAGCAACTAAGTAGCCGTTAGTCCACATTTGAGGCAGCACATCAGTATCGTGGCTAACTTTAGGATAATGGTCGCCTGTTAGAGTATTAACACCGTACAATTTGCCCGAAGAAATAACTGCTCTATTGCTACTAAATACGATATCTGTTTGGCTTTGTGTGCATAGTTGAAATTGTGCTGCAGCAGAAGTTGAACCTCCAATTTCTAGGGCTTTACCGTTAGGGTCGGAGAATGTGACGGCTATGTTGTGAATCCTTAATACGGATTTGCCCAAGGCGTCAACATAAGCACC